CCACCGACGGCGAGTCCGGCCCCTGACGTGAGTGTCGCGCCCGACACCGTGCCACCGGACGCAACCGTCGTGGACAGCACCGTGTTGATTTTCGACCCGAACGCACACTCGAAATACGGGTCCAACTCGGGCACGGTATTGATCGTGCCACTCGGCCGGAGGATCGCCTGCAAGTTGAAGCTCGCCGTGGTCCGGCTATCCCCGCGTTGGCCCACCGTGAGAAATGGTGACTGCGTCTTGTCGAGGATCGAGCGTTTGTTCTTGTTGTCCGACCCTGGGAATGTGATCTGCAGGTGGCGCGTCGCATTCGCCGCCGCGAGTGTTTCCGCCACGCCCCACACGGCCTGCTTCTTGGCGTACGCCTGCCCGATGCGGCCGATCTGCATGGAACTGAGTGGCATAGTCGATTACTCCTGCAGGTCAGAATGACCGCGTCGGCGGCCCGCTGGTTTCGCGTCTGACAGGTGGAAGTTCTCTTCGGTCAGGTGATGGCCGAGATGATCGGCAATCGTGCACGGTTTCTTGACATCTCCTTCGATGGTCTGGCCAATCACCTGATCGAGATCACCCGTCCAGCCCTTCGTGATCGACACGGAGTCCAGATTGCCCAGTAGCGTCAGGTGCAAGTCGGCGAGGCATTCGGCCAGGCGCATCGTGTCTCCTAGCTGTCCGGCTGCCCGTACGTCCGGTGCACGCGGATCTCCAGATCGATCCGAGCCCAGACCTGGGCGCCGTCCTGCGTCAGGTCCATCTCTCGTTTCACGATGCGCGTGTCGGTCGCGAGCTGGCCGCGGCTGATGTCCACAGCGATCGCCCGCTCGACGTCCGCACACCCGTTCAAGTACGTCTCCAGTAGGTTGGCGTCGGCGGTTTGGTCGGCTTCCTTGACCCAGTGCACCGTCAACGCCATGAACAATTTGAGCTGATTGGCCGGCGAGTACTCCCACGTCTCCGGACGGACCTCGATCAGCATGAACGGCCGAGGCCCACTCGGCGCCACGAGCACCTGCGCAGCGGCGTTCGGGTCGAGCTTCACGGCGGCAGCGACCACGGTGTAGTGATAACCGCCCGCGATCGCGATCGCCTGCAGCGCGGTCTGCAAGTTCGTGATGATCCGAAACTCAATCGGCTGCATGGGCCTTCCGTGTCCGATCGAGTTCGTGAGTGAGGTTGGACGCGAAGGCCTCGTACGCTCGCGCTAACCCGAGCGGGCGGAACTTGGCGAAGACATGGCCAATCGACGGCCCGTATTTCTCTTTGATCGGCTCACGCTCGCGCCCGATGCGCATATAGACACCCCGCTGTCCGCTGCGATGGCCGCCCGTGGCGGTCGTGATGAACGCATGCTCCAGTCGGCCACGGCCCCCGGGGAGGCGATAGGTGACGCCGCGACCCTTCCCGCGCGAGGGTTCTGGCCCGCGCGCACCGAATTTGATCAGGGGAATCCGTTTGAGTGTGGCGTTCAACCGAGCTTCTGGTCGGTTGATGGAGGCTTGGTCGAGCTTGATCGCCGCGCGCACGTCCATCGCCTTCAGGCCGATGTCCTGAGCGATCGCTCTTGTCATCACGGTATTGGCCGCAGCGATCCCACGGTTCAGCGACCGCACGATCATGCGCTGCGCCACCGTCGGGTACTCGGTGAAGTCCTCATCGAGGGCTTCACGGCCGTCGATCTGCACCTGCACCATGCCGCTCCCTTACGCGTTGGCGAGCGCGACAATCACGCGCCAGTAGTTCACGTCCGCCCGCTCGATCCCGTCCACCCGCCAGGTCTTCACCGTGCCCCCTGGTTCTTCCGCCGCTGCGATGACGGTGCCTCGTGGCATCGTGCCGAGCGCGGTCGTCTTCGTGATCGCCAGCACCCGACGGGCGTCCACTCTTCGGACGTCAATCCCGAAGGGCTGGTCCTCGGTCAGGGGCGTCACCAGCCAGATCCCCGTCGTCGAGACGGGCGTGTTGTCAGGGGCCGGCCTGGTCACCGTGGCGGCCACCCCGTGCGCGAGCACGTTCACCTCGCGCACGAGCGTTCGGAGCGATCCCAGATCCATCGGCGCCTCTCAGGCGTAGATGACGTAGGCTTCCGACGCCGCCGTGACGTTCGTCAGCCGGATATGCACCAGCTTCGACGCGCCGCCACCGACGACCCGCGAGACCGCCGTCTGATTGGCGTCGAAGGCTCCGCCGGTCCCGGCGGCCAGCGTGATCACCTCGGTAATCGGGTCGGATCCGTTGATCACCAGGCAGCGGATGATGTCTCCGACGGCCGCCCCTGGGATCGCCGCGACCAGGAGCGCCGCGGTCGACAGCGTGTCCGTCCGCGAGGCACCCGCGCAGTCGCGGACGATGATGCCGTTGAGGAGCTGCGCAGCCGTGTAGGTCTCGGCTCCGGCGGTGGCGAGGGACACCGGCGCCGGGCCGGCGGCGGTTTCAAACAGCGCCGTGACACCGTTGAGACGCACAGAGCCAGTCGCAGTCGGGTTAGCCGCGACGGCTGTGGCCACACCGATCAACCGAAACCCAGCGGTCGCGACGTTGTCGCATCGCTTGTTGGCGTTGTCCCAGTAGATTTTGTCCCCGACGACCCACGCTTGCGCGCTCGTCTTTGCGAGACTCCAGACGCCGACGGTCGCGAACTCGCCGGCGACAGCGATCGCCAACGTCTGCAGTGACACGCCAAAGATGGAGCCCACCAAGGCCCCGGCGCCGCTGGCGACCGCATAGGGCGCCGTGAGGGTGATCGTTTTCCCGGGCTGCACGTAGTTGCCTGCCATGTTGTGAACTCCTCTGCGGCGTTAAGGCCCGCCGTGGCCATCTGACCTTTGCTGTCTGCGTCTTCGCGCGTGACTACACGCCAGCGTTTGTGATGGCGCCTCTGAAATCCACCGCCGCGACGCCGTAATCGAATCGGACCTTCATCTCCGCGCCATCGACGCGCCAGCCGTCCTGCGTCTCGAGCACCGGCGCGTCCTGGCCCTCCAGAAACGCCACCTCCAGCACCGCGGCGATCGAGGGATCCGCGAAGAGATACCGTCGCGTGCCGCTGATGCGCGGGGTGTCCACGACGTCGCGGAAGAGCCCGACGACGATGTTGGGCTTCATCTGCGATTTGTTCGCGACGGTGTCCGGGTCGTACTGCGACTGATTGATCACACGCGCCTGACCGCCCAGTCCCACCGGGACCACGAGCACGGCCGGCCGCAGATCGAGGTAGTCGTTACCGTCCTTGTCGGTCTGCTTCGCCATCTGGACGCGATCGAGGTCCAGCGCCGCCGCGGTGATCGCCGCGCCCGTCGTTTTGTTGCCGCCATGACTCGTGGCGTGGAAGAGCGCAATGCCGTCGCTCAGCAACGGGCCGTCTCCACTGTTCTGCGCGAGGAGGGCATAGACGTCGACTTCCACGGAGAGCGCCGCCGCGCGACCGAGCATCGACAGGAGCCGCGAGAACGCGTTCATGTCGTCGTTGACGATCATCTGTCGCGAGACGTTGATGATGTTGCCCTTCGTCGTCGCCGTGATCGTGGCCTTCTCGGCGTCCGTGATCGCCTTGTTCTTGAACTCGCCGCTCTCGAGCAGCGCGTCGAGTGACCCGAAGCTGCCCATCCGATACCGGGCGTGCGCACGAAAGTCTGAGACGGTGCTCGTGGCGCAGAACCGGCGCCACGTGTCCGGCTGGATGGCGTAGGCCGCCTGCAGCACCTTGTGCATGACGTTCTCGAGCAGGATCGCGAAGTCGCTCGTCGACTGCGTGATCGCGCCCTCGCGGACGGTGAACGCCTCGGCGACCAGCGCCATCTTGTCGCGGCCGCGGATCTGGCGACCAGCGCGTGTGAGTGTCTCTCGCGCGAGCTCCACCAAGCTCAAGCCGCGGAACTCGCCCGGGTCGATCGTGGCAACGTCCACCTTCGTCGCCCGCGCCACAACGTCGGCCATTCCGGCCTTGACGATCAGCCAGTGCTCGGCGCCGCGCATCCACTTGTCGCGGGCGTCTTCGCCGAAGCGTACGCCGCCAGCGCCACGCGTCACGATCGTCGCGTCCCGCGTGACGAGCTCGTCGAGGACCAGCGATCGCGCGGCGGCCAAATCGGTGCCATCGGCGATCAACCTGTCTTCAACCGCCTGCTCTATCTTGTGCGTACGGCAGGCGAATCGGATGCCCGTCACCCGCGCGCGCTCGGCGAGCATGGCCGCGTGTCTGGCGGCCGCGGCCACGGCTGGCGCCGGCGCAGTGCCCGTCCCGCCATCGAGCGTACGGATCTGCGCGTCGAGGCCGTCGATCTTGGTCATCAGCGCGTCGAACGACGCTCGCACCTGGTCGTCCGCGAATGTTCCCTCCGCGCTTCGGAGCGCATCGGCCTCGCGCAGTAGTTCCGCGCGCTGTTGACGAAGGGCAGCAATCTCCATGGTGTCTCCTCGATTCCCGTTATCCAGCCATCGCCAGCCGGAACCGTCTGGCGCGATCCTCGTCGCGTGTCATCGCTCGCACAATGACGCACGGATTGGTTTCAACCTCACGTGAGCTTCGGACGCGCGCGCCGACATCCGCACCCATCGGGACCATGCTGATCTCGAAGGGTTCCCAGTCGGTGGCCAGACGCACGGGAAACCCCTCTTTGTTTTCTGAGAGTTCCTCGAAGCGATGCACGCGGTAGCCGACGCTCACGTTATTGATGATTTTGTCGCGGACGTCTTGATAAAATGGCTCCACGTCGAGTCGCTTCGAAAAGCGCACGTCGGCGAGACCCTTGCGACCCTCAAGACTGGCGCGCTCCACGACGCCGATTTGATGGGCGATACTGTACGCGCTATGAGAATCCAGGAGCGGGGCGCGCGCATTCAACCGTTGCATCCGCACGTGCTTCGGATCGAGCGACAAGCGCTCGACCCATCGCTTGCCCGTGTCCCAGTCGTAGCGTAGAACGTCGGCGCCGGTCGAGAAGGTGAGGGCCACCGTCCGCGTGTCAGTGTCGATCTCCCCGACATCGGCGCGGAGATCTAACGGCGGCAGGGCAACGGTCTGCGGACCCATGAGGCATAAGAGTGCCAGTGGTTCAGGCGATCCGTATTTGTTTGAACACAGAAATTCAGGCGGTCGGCTTGGGCGGTGCGCTGTTGGTGAGCGTGCGCTTGAGAACCTCGTGCAACGAAACCCGTTCCACGATGGCTTGACGACAGAAGGCGTCATAGATTGGTTCGGTCAGGCGCACGTGAGCCACGATCGTATGCTCGGCTTGCCTCGGACGGCCGCGCCTCCCATGACGAACCATCCGATCGGTGAGGCCGTCGATCATGCGGTCGTACCAGTCGCGGGCGGAGCAGTGGCGGTCGCGCTCCCTTGTGCTTGCCCGGCCTGCGTCATCTTCCGCGGGTCGATGTCGAGCACCAACTGCTTGTCGTCGAGCCGCTTGAAGTCCGCGACGAGCTCGTCGATGAACGTGTCCGGGTTGTAGCCGCGTTCGCGAATCGCCTCGGAATGCGTCTGGATCCCCGCGCGGATGTTCCGCTGGATCGCCAGCCCTTCCTTGTCGGGTTCCATCATCGGGAGAGCGGGCGTCGTCCACTTCGTCACGGGAATAGTCGTCTGGCCGGCCAGCTCCGCGGCTTGCATCGCCCAGCCCCAGACCGGATTAAGAAACTGTGGAATCAACAGCCGCCAGCGCCACTTCTCGACGCGCGACCAATGGCGCAACCGCGACATGCGCGCCGCCGAGAAGGGCAAGGCGGTGTAGTCCCCAGTGAGATCTTCATAGCTCACGCCGAGCCCTGTCGCGATTTCGCGCAGCGTCGTCTTCGAATACTCGCCGAACTCGGCCACCGTCGGCGGATTGACGACAGTCACCTCACGACCAGGCGGCAGGTTCAGCACCATGCCCGGCGCGAGGCTATCCGTCGTGGGATCGCTCGCATCGGTGACGCCCAGCGCTGGCGCGTCGCCATTGACATCGGTGGTGACGATCGACAAACACGCCGCGACCTTTTGTTTCATCAGCGTGGCATCTTTGAGCTCGTCGAAGTCTTTCGCCGTTAACACGACTGGTGCAAACCACGACGGCCCGCGGACTTGGCCCGGGCGATCTTGACGGAAGACGTGAAGCACATCGTCAGCCGACACACGCTGGGACGTGCTAATCAACGTGCTCGCGCTTCGATGGGACGAGCCAGGGTGTTCCTTGAACAGCCAGTACGCGACACGACGACCGAGTAAATCGAATTCGACACCCTGAATCACGCGATGGCCGCTCGGGAGTCGCCCGTCTTTGTTCGTGTCGAGAAAATCCGCCTCAAGGACTTGGAGTTGCATCGGGAGCGGGAGGCCATCTTCGAGCCGACGCCAACGCCGTCGGACCAGCACCTCACCCGATTCAGCGACGGATCGCAAAACCAGCTCTTCGAGGCCATAGAGATCATTCCGTCCATCGGCATCGCACGCCGTGCTATCTGCCCACGCCAGCCAACCCGAATGCGCCTGGGCAGCCACGATGCCCCACCCGACGGTATGAGTGACGATGGTCTCAAGCCCGCTGGCGGCATACGCATTGTTGCGAACAAGATCGCGCACGACGTCGCGCAGCTTTGAGAGACTGGTCCCGGCCGCGGCGTTCGCATCGGTCGAGGCGCGATACCAGTTCTGCGTACGCCGGCCGGTCGCGGCGCCTTCGAAGTGACGCGCCAGCATCGACGTGGCGATGCGAGAGCGCAGGCGACGGAGCCCCCAGGACGGCGCGATCGTGGAGACCACGCGATCGATCCAGGGTGAGGGTGCGGCTGTGACCACCTACACGCCTTTATTCGTGGCCACGAGGCGATAACTCTGACGCGTTCCCGTCACTGCGCCGACCTGACGCTCCATCTCGGCCAACAGCGCGCGGGCGCCTTCGATGTCGAACTGGGTGGATTGATCACCGAAGGCCGTACCACGAATGCCACCGAAGGCAGCGATCCGGGCGCGCAGTTCGTCCACCTGCGCTTGCGTGTACGGCATCGGTCATCAGGATACGACCAATCACCGACGATCTTTATCGTGTTGTGCCGAGGATGCTACGCCGTGTATCGCGATGTACGTTCACATTTGTACCGTGGGTATCTTCTAGGCGGATACTGTTTCCATGACTTTCCACGTGACACACAAGCCTTGCACGCGAAGGTGCGGGCAGCTCCGAGACTTGAGTTATTCAACGTACTGTCGGGTCTGCCGGAACGAGTACGTGCGTGAGCACCGGCCAAGGCACGCGCAGCTCACATCGGCACAGCGCCAGCGAGCAAATTGCCGGGCGTACGCGAATGTCTACCATCGGCGCGGCTTGCTTGTGTCGCAGCCATGCGAGGTCTGCGGCTCGACGGATGTTGAAAAACATCACGACGATTACTCGAAGCCGTTGCAAGTGCGGTGGTTTTGCCGATTCCACCACCGGCAGTACGAGGCGACTGCGGCATGAACCAGACCTACGTCTTTCGCGGCGGCATTGCGCTTGGTAGTGGACACGGAAACGCGCGGCGGGCCTCCGCGATCGGAACCCGCCAGTTGCGTCCGACGCGATACGCGTGCAGAGATTGGGCGTCAATCATGCGCAGAATCGTCCGCGGGTCACACGGGAGATACGTGGCGAGTTCTCGTGGCGTCACGAACGGGTGCGCGTACGTGGCCAGATCCACGAGTGGTGGTCTGCGCATCAGCGGTCTCCTTTCAGCCAACTCGGCCGCCGGCGCAGCCACGGCGTCTTCGTGGGACCAGGGCTCGGCGGCCCGGGCGACGCCGGCGATGGCGCCACACCATCAACCCTCGGTGACGGCTTCGTCACGCCGAGGTGACGTTCAAGCGCCAGCCAATCGGATTCTCGAAAGCGATCAAGACCCGCGAGCGCGGCGGCACACCGGGCATAGATCCGCGCGTCGAGCACATGATTCTGCCGGCCAGGGATCAGCTCCCACTCCAACCGCACATAGCCTTTCCGGGTCGTGTGGGCGACGAGCTGCTCGGCCGTGAGCTGGCGGAAATACTCGTCTGGATACTGGGGGAAGTGGCAGAACCCAGGCGGGGGCTCGCCTTCCGTCGGCTCTTCGAGACGCAGCCAGCCATAGAGTTCGCTCTTCCCAAGGTTCGAGGCGACCGGCCACACCCGCCCGCCGCGCTTCAGCTTGCGCCCGCGGTCGGTCACTTCCACCGGCGAGGGCGATCCGATCAACGCGCCACCGTAGTCGTGTCCCTTCACGGCGATCACGCGGTTCATCGGGTGCTTGCGCGTCCAGCCGTAGACGGTTTGCGTGTTGTAACCGCTATCCACAGCCAACATCCGCACCGACATCTGCACGCCGGTCGCCGTATCGTGTTGGAAAACAGATGGTTTGGCGTGCGTGAACGTGCGCGCGAGAAGGGCATCGAGTTGCGGCCACGGTCCTTTGTCGAGGTCAGCCGTGTCGCCGGGAATCTCGAACCAATCGATCGACCAGGACGTCTTACCGCGGCCCCACCCGACGATCTCCACGACCACGCGATCTTTCTGCACGTCGCAGCCAGCGGTGAGAAAGAGCGCGCCTGCCGGCACGGTGCCGATCGCGTAGGTCTCGCGGCGCTTCTGCAGCGCTTCCCACTCCGGCGCCTCACCGCGTTCCGTCCAGACTTCGGCGAGGACCGTGTTGACGAACACGCGATACTTGTCAGGATCGCGGTGGTCCGCCACGAACAGCGTTGCGATGTCTCCCCAGGACATCCACCCGATCGGGGCGTAGAGCGCATTGAGGTGATACCCGCGCACCTTCCCGACCGCGTCCTGATTCTCGGGTACCCATGTACCCTCCTCGAGCAGGCGCGTCTTCCGGTAGTGCTCGATCCGAAACAGGCACGCCCGGCACTCATAGACCGCCTGGTGCGGCGGCAGACCAAACGCCGACCACTTCAGCCGGGCGAACTCGAGGGGTTGCTTCTCACCGCAGTCCGGACACGGCACATAGAACCGCCGTTGATCGGACCCGTGATACGCCTCCTCGATCGCTGACCGCCCGGCGATGGTTGGAGTGGACACCTTGATGCGTTTCTTACGCGCAAACGTGCGTTGCCGCGCCTCGACGAGCGCTTCGGGTGAACCCTCGTCATCAATATTTCTCGGGTATCCATCGATCTCATCGAGGAGCGCGTACTGCGCCGGCATCGACCGCAACCCGACCGCGGAGTTGGCGCCCGTCAGAATCACGAGTCCATTCGGGAACTCCTTGCTCAGCAGCGTATTGCCGCTATCTCTCGACCGCGCGGGGAGCACACGACTCGCGAGGCGCGGTGTCCCGCTCACGAGCGGCTCGACCCGCTGCTTAGAAAACCGCTTGGCGAGCTCCACGGTGGGCTCAACCAGAATCACCGGCCCGGGCGTGTGGTCGATGATGTAACCGAGCGCGTTGAGAATCACTTCCGACCCGCCGACCTGGGCCGCCTTCATGAACACCGTTTCCTCGACGTCGGAGTACGACGAGAGGTTGTCCATGATCTCGCGCAGGTAGGGCGTGCGATCGGTACGCCACGGCCCAGGCTCCGCACTCGACTTCCTGGGCAGACGTCGATGCCGGTCCGCCCACTCGCTCACCGTCAACACGGGATCGGGTCGGATCCCCTCCGACCACCCCCGCCGCACAACGGAGACCTCGGCAATCATGACGCCAACTCGGTCGAGACCAGCTCGAGCGCCTGACGCAACTCCGCATCTAACCGCGTGAAAATGCAGTTCGCGTCGGTCTCCGCCGCCAGTTCTGGCGCCAACCGAGACGGCAGATTCAGCACCGCCTCACGCAGCACCCGGGCTGATTCGAACGCGTCCTTGGCCGCTTGATTGGCGTCGATCAACTGCCCCTGCCTGATGTCGTTCGCCATCTTGAGTTGCCGCGCCCGCTGAACCGCGACGGCGAACTGCGCCTCGATGAGCGTGGCTGGCTCACTTGGCTCGGCGGACTCGACTGCCACGACAAGCGCCGCGGGCGCGGCCGCCGCCGCCGCCGCTGGAACCGCTCGCGCACGTTTCGTTGGCCGGCTTGAGTTCTCAGCCCATTCCTTTTTCGCGAGCTCGAGATCGGCGATGAACGGCCGGCCGCGCTCGTCTCGACCGACCGACAAACGCAACCGCTGCCCACGTGACACCTGTTTCGAGACCGCCTGCTGCGTCACGCCCTCCAGCTTGGCGAAGGCGCTCAGCGACAGACGGACCAGACCGCGCCCTGTGTTCGCTTCTATTGTTGGCTCCTGCGGCATCGTCACAACCTAGACCCACAACCCACAACCCCCCCTAACCCTAGCGAAATTCTGCGCCTCGCCT